AAAAGTTAATGACCCCCTTAAAGAAAAGTTTAAGGTTATTAATAATAATATATATAATAATAATAATATAATAAATAATACCGTCAAGTCAAAAAATAAGAAATTTTCTGATTTAGTTAAAAATAGTTTAGAACCAATTTCAAGTTTATTTCCAGAAAAATTAAGACCAAAAACTAAAGCCCAAAAAGAGGCTTGGCTTGATTGCATAGACAAACTAGATAGATTGGATAAATACAACCCTAGAAAGGTTTATTTTATCTCAAAGAAAGTGAGACGTGATGATTTCTGGAAAGACAATTTTTTATCAATATTAAAACTTCGTAAAAATGATAACAACGGAGTAAAATACATTGTAAAGTTTGAACAAAGATTTGCAAAAGAAATAGAAGAATTAGGCTTATGATTTATGGACTTAATTATAATGGATTTAATTGAAAATATGGGATTAATAAACGACAGTGATAAAGTAGTACAAGCCATAGATTTTGAAGGTGTACAAAATAAAAATATGCACCCTTCAGATATTGATGCAGTGCTTGAATTTGACAATAAACTTTTAATCTTAATGGAAATTAAAATTAAAGACAAACAAATACCAACTGGTCAAAGATTAATGTTAGAGAGAATTTGCAATGCTTGGGATAATGATAAAGATAAAAATGGTTTGATTCTAAAGGTAGAACACGACCATCGTAATAAAAAAACCGACATACCTTTAAAACTTTGTACTGTTACTGAAATATATTTTCAGGGAAAATGGTCAAAAAGAAAACAAAAATTAATAACTTGTTTAAATGATATAGGCAAATTTTACAATATAGTTAAGTGTAAATTTTAAAACAAAAGAGAATGTTTGAGAAATTTTTAGAGTATGGTATTGATACCAAAGGAAGAAGTGGCGACTTAAAACTAACCTGTCCAAAATGTTCGCCAACAAGAAAAAATAAATCCGATAGATGTTTATCTGTAAACACCGAAAAAGGTTTATACAATTGTCATCATTGTAACTGGTCAGGTAATGTAAATCTTACTAAAAAGAAAGAATACATAAAACCTGTAAAAGTAAATGCAGATGTATCTGAAAGACTTGTAAAATGGTTTGGGAAAAGAGGCATAACAGAGGCAACTGTAGCTCATTGGAAAATAGGTGAATCAAAAGAATATTTCCCGCAAATAGACAAAAGAAGAAATGCTGTAAACTTTAATTATTATCGTAAAGGCGAACTTGTAAATGTAAAATTTAGAGATGCTGAAAAGAACTTTAAAATGGTTAAAAATGCTGAACTAATATTTTATGGTCTTGACAATATTAAAGAAATGGACACGATTTATATTACTGAAGGTGAAATGGATGCTTTATCACTACACGAAGCAGGAATATACAGCGTTTGTAGTGTTCCAAATGGCGCTTCTCTTGGCAATCAAAGACTTGATTATTTAGATAATTGTTATGAGTATTTTGAAAAGAAAGAATGTATTGTTTTATGTACCGATAATGACCAGGCAGGACTACAACTTCGTAATGAACTTGCAAGAAGATTTGGACAACACCGATGTAAATATATAGAGTTTGGAGAGTTTAAAGATGCTAATGAAATATTAGTTAGTAAAGGTCACACCGAACTTCGAGAAATATTAAATAATCCAAAGGCTTTTCCAGTTGAAGGAATAGTAAACATAGATGATATATGGGACAATGTTTTAAATTTTAACGACAATGGAATTAAAAATTATGATATTAAAATAGGCGACTCTAAAGAATATATTAATATATCTATGGGCGAATGGAGTGTTGTAACTGGAATTCCTAATGCTGGAAAGTCCGATTGGATAGACCAAGTTTGTGTTAACCTTGCAACAAATCAAAATTTTAGAATTGGAATGTTTACACCTGAATCTTATCCTTATGAGGCTCATATAAAAAGAATAGCTAATAAACTAAATGAAAGAGATTGTGATAACGATACCCTTAACAATACAAAGGATTTTATAAAAGAACATTTTTACTTTGTTAAAATAGATTTAAATAACTTATCACTTAAATCAATACTTGATAAATTTAAACAGCTAGTATTTACTAACGGAATAAATATTTGTGTGATTGACCCTTGGAATATGCTTGACCATTCACAACAAAAAGATTTTACTTATGTAGGTAAACTATTATCTGAAATAACACAGTTCTGCCAACAAACTAAAACACACTTATTTCTAGTTGCTCACCCTAGAAAAATGGAATCTAACGAGGGCAAATATAGAGTACCAAATCCTTATGATATTTCCCAGTCAAGTGACTTTTTTAACAAAGCATATAATTGTATTACTGTCTATAGAAATATTGGGCAAAAAACAATTTATGGCTCTGACAGTGTAAGTGTATATGTTCAAAAAGTAAAAAGAAAAGAAAATGGTAAACAAGGAGACTTTATGATTGCACCTGATTTTAATAATGGCGGTGTATATAAATCAATTGATAAACACAAACAAAGATTTGAAGTAATAAAAGATAATATTCCTTTTTAGATATGGAAGAAAAAAAATGCAATACTTGTTATCAAATAAAAAAAATTAATCAATTTCAAACTATAAAAAACTATAAAACACAAAAAAAATATAAAAGAAATGTTTGTAAAGAATGTAGGGCAAAATATTTAAAAAATTATTATATAAATAATTATATAGATATAAGTCATAGAAGTAAATTATATAATTATAAAAATTCTGAATCATTAAAAAAATACAGAAGTTTGTACTATAAAAAAAATAAAGAACGCATTAATAAACAAAAAAAATTAAATTATATCGTAAATATTGTAAAGATAAAGGAAAGACAAAGGATATATTATTTAAATAATAAAGAGATAATATCTAAAAAAAGTTCATTATATATAAAAAATAAACTTAAAGATGATAAACTTTTTTATTTAAAACATAGAATTTCACACAGAATTAGACAGAGTTTAAAATCTAAAAAAATATTAAAAAATAACAGAACTTTAGAAATTTTAGGTTGTAATCCTTTATTATTTAAAAAACATTTAGAAAATCAATTTAAAGTTGATATGAGTTGGGAAAACAGAAGTAAATGGCATATTGACCATATAATACCAATAAAAGCAGCTAATACAGAGTTTGAAGTCATAGCTTTAAATCATTACACTAACTTACAAGTACTCTTGGCAAAAGATAATTTTACTAAAGGAGATTTATACAATAAAAAAGATTTTGATAATTATATAAATTGGTATGTTAAAAATGTTAGAACTAAAGAAGAATATAATTCTTTAACTTTGTAGCTATGAACTGGGAAATAATGTTCTTTCCAATGTATGGTATCGTATTTGGTGTTTCTTATTGGAATTCCGATATGGATGCATTTGAAGATGAAGAGACAGAAGAAGATGAAAGTATGATACAAATATTTCTAGGTTTTTGTGGAATATCTATAATTTGGCGTAACAATGTATAAAACAGACGATTTAATAAAAAAAACTTTATCAGCAGTAAAAAAACATAAGCTGATGTTTATTGAGCATATAATTGCATATTTACCTTGCTCAAAGGAAACTTTTTATAATCATAAATTACACGAAGTTGACTCTATAAAAAAGGCAATAGAAGAAAATCGTGTGAATAAGAAAGTAAGAATGTTAAACAATTGGATTGATTCAGAAGTTCCATCACTTCAAATAGCTGCAATGAAAATGATTAGCGAGGACCACGAAGCTCATAGATTAAATGGAACTAGACAAGAAATAAAACATAAAGGAGGAATAAAATCAACTCTTATAGAATGGAAGCCATCGAACAAAGATGCAACAGACAATTCTACGACTTAATAGAATCTAAAAAAAGGTTTAAAGTACATCAAGGCGGTACTCGTAGCGGTAAAACTTTTGCAGTATGTCAATATCTAACTTATCTTTTAACGACCTCAAAAGAGCCTTTAATTATCTCTATTGTAAGAAAAACACTTCCAGCTCTTAAAGGTTCAGTTCTTCGTGATTTTATTCTTATACTTCAACAAACAGGTTTATATTTTGAAGGCACACACAATAAAGCAGAAAACACTTTTACTTATGGAGACCATATAGTTGAGTTTTTATCTGTAGATGAACCACAAAAAATTAGAGGGCGAAAAAGAAACATTGCTTTTTTAAATGAAGCAAATGAATTAAACATTGAAGATTTTAGGCAAATAAATATGAGATGTACAGATTTTCTAATTCTTGATTTTAATCCTTCCGACCCTGTTCACTGGATATATGATGAGATAATTCCTAGAGATGATTGTGATACCTGGATAACAACTTACAAAGACAATAAATTCCTTTCTAAAGATTTAGTATTTGAGATTGAGAGAATGAAAGAAAGAGACCCTGATTATTGGAGAGTGTATGGAGAAGGACAAAAAGCTGTATATAGCGCCAGACAGATATTTAATAAT